GACGAGTTCCGCGGCAGCCTGCTCGGTCTCGTCAACGAGATCGGGCAGATTGTCACGGAACCGTCGGGCGGCGAAGATCCAGGTGTCCAGGCCCTCGGTGTCCACTGAGAACAGCATGGTTACTGAGTTCCGTAGGTGATCGCGCCGGACTTCTGCAGCTCCGCCTCCCACGTCACCATGTCGTCGACCGGGTGGCTCTGCTTGTAGCTGGACACGCCGACGCTCACGGACTCGAAGGGCAGGCCCACGCCGGTGCCCTCGGGCCGAACCACGAACGTGACCAGCGTGCCGGCGTCCTTGACCGGGCGAATCACCGTGTTGGGACTGAGTACCGCGGAGTTGTCGTACAGGCCGCCGATGGAGAACGTGCCGTCACCGAGGCCCATCCGGTACCGCTTGCGCTTGATCCCGCTGTAGGTGGTGACGTCGTGGGCTTCCTTGGTGTCCGTGTCGTCGGTGGACTTGAAGAACTGCGAGATGTCCGTTCCGTTGAAGATCACAACGGTGTCGGAACCATGCACCTCTGCCATGGTCTAAACCTCCCTATCAGGCACTGGCCCCGATGATGACAATCTGGTAGGTGACCGAGGTACCGGCCCCGCTGTTGGCGACGCGCAAGAGATCCGTGGCCGCGGCAGCCGAGACGTAGCCGGTGGCGTCAGCGGCCCCGGCCTTGAGCGTGACGTCGGCACCCGGGCGCAGGGTCATGGTTCCCGTGGCGCCGAGGAACGCGGCCCACTGGGTGGCTGCCGCAGCCCCGACAATGACGTTGTTGGCGTTGCCCGGGAGCGCGCGCACGTGCAGGGCCTTGACCCTGGCGATGCTGAACGCGTCGCCGAACACGTCCAACAGGGTTGTGCCGACCAGGTCCAGGTCCTCGTTGGCCGAGACACCCAGGGTCCGCTCATCGAAGAAGATCCGGTCCGCCTGGCCGGCCGCCACGCCCGTGGCCAGCGACAGCCGGGTGACGAGATCCTGGGCCGCCTTGGCCGTCACGCTCATATCGAAGGCCTTGGAGGCCTCGAAAGTGATGGTGTTCTGGAGTACCGCTGTCAGTGGCATGTCTTCCTCACCTCGATATGCCGAATACGTTGAGCACGTTGCGCCCACCGAGGTAGGTCACACCGCCCAGGATGACGGTCTCGAACTTGACGTTATCCACCATGACCTTGGCACACGACGTGTATTTACGGTCCTGAATGGACTTGACAAGATTGTTGGGGTCATTGGGGTCGTAGAACTCACACGCCAGGTTGTCGGTTTCTTCCATGTCGTTGAGAGGAAGAATCAACCACCCCATCAACACCATGGGGCCCGAGGACCCACGATTGTAAGTCGCTGTGGGATCCCAGTTATCAGGAAGACTCAGCACGAAACCCGGTGGCGTACAACGCTTCTCGGGGTAGTGGAACGTAGTTTCCTTGAGCCGTGGGTGTTCCCGCACTACCTCGGCTATCTCCATCTTGACGGCTTGCAGTCCACGTCTCACCGGGCCCACGTCCTGCGCACGAGCTGCCTGGACTTGAGCATCACGATGACGTCGGGATCCGCCTTGGCCAGCAACCGCACCTCGGACCCGTCACTGGGCGACCCGGCCACGCCGAACGGGGCATCGGAGCGCGCGAAGAACCGAGTGGCCTGCAGCTTGGTGGCGGCGACCGCGGTACGTGGCACGGCCGACCAACCCCACGGGTCCGCGGTCACGCGGATCAAGGCCGGCCGTGCCAGTGACAGCCGTCGCACGTAAAACCCCTCGTACGGCCGTCCCTCCTGTGGAGCGTTGAGGGGGTAGGGGAGCAGCGCGGAAACCTCCATGGCGCCCGCGTAGGTGTAGTCCCCCACGCTGTCGTAGGCCACCGACACCAGCGTGTCGGCCTCAAAATCGTCGGTGTCCACTTGCCACATTCCGTTGGAGGCCGACCACACCGGTGTGTACAGCCGGGTCTCGACCCCCTCGGTCTTGCCGAACTGGCGGTTGGCCACCTTGTCGATGGCCCTGGAAGCGGCCTCGCACGCGTCTTCGAGATCTTCCTTGCGTGCCACCGAGTCAGCGCGTGCGGAACGCGCCAACTGGGTGTAGGTGATGTAGACCGGCTTCCAGGGCATCGGCTCAGCCCTCGCTCTTGGGCGGGGTCTCGTCGTCCCGCTGAGAGGCCTTGCGCCGACGGTCCCGACGCTCCTCGGCCTCCTTGAACGCGACGGCCTCAGGGTAGCTGTTCGGCCGACGAGACAGGATCTCGTTGTCCCGAGTCTCCTGGTCGGCCTCGGCGGTCTCCCGCCTGGGCAGACCGGGAGTGTTCTCCTCGATCCAGGAAAGACGGGCCTCGATCTCCGACAGCCGGTCCTCGGAAGACCGGGGCTTGTCGGCCTCGGTCGGAGGGGCCGGAGGCGGCGCGTCAGCCGTACCGACGCGGGCCCCGGGGGTCTTCTGCTGTGTAGCCATCAGTACGCACTCCCAATCGCGACGGCGGCCACCGTGATGCTGGTGGCGTCGGCCATGGTGCAGGTGACCACACCACCGCTGATCCCGGTGTTGGGGACCGGGATGACCGCGAACCCCGTGGTGGCCCCGATGGTGACCGGGGCCAGGCTGCCTACGGTGATGGCCTCCGAGGTGCCCTGGGCACTGCGGTAGAGCAGGACCACTTCACGGTTGGCGAAACCGCCGTACCGCTTGCTCCCCGCTGCCACCGTGTCACTGGTGTTGGCCGCGGCGAACGTGACGTCTGCGAAACCCCCCTCGGGGATCTCCTGGATGGCAATGACTGCCATGCTCTTTTTCCTTTCGTGTCAAGCGAATGAGGGCAGCCGGATCACGTCACCGTCAGGCGAACACCCATGAGACCGATCGGGCGCAGGATTTCCACGGCGAAGTAACCGAACAGGGCCAGGTCGATGTTGGCCGGCCCGTCCCGCTCCTCGAAGCGGAACATCAGGGTGGGGGACTCCCAGCACCACACATCGGACTCGGCACCAGCTATCACATCGGCGTCGCCGGCCGCGTTGCCGGTCATCGACCATGCCGGCACGTAGACCTGACCGTCAACGCGGTAGCCGCCCGTGCGGGGGCTTGAGGTGCCCACCACGTTCTGCGGGGCCTCGAAGGGCAGCAGAGGCCGACCGGTGGTGTCCGCCGCCCCAGCAAAGGCCATGGTGGCCTCTGCCGAGATGAAACCGAAGTCGATCGGCGCGAAGCGTCGGAACGGATACATCGCGGTGGACTGGCGAACCTGAGCCAGCAACTCGTCACCGGCGGTGGCAGGGTTGCCACCCGAACCCGCAGTGACCGCGTACACCTGGGCACCCGACGGCACGAACCCCGCCGTGATGGTCCCGCCGACGCCGTTCGCGCCGTTGAGCTTGCTGTAAACCTGGCCCTCGGTGTTCTGGGCGTAGCTCTCGGCCATGGCCTTGGTGGCGATGGCGTCGATGGCCGGGTTGGCCGAGTCCGCCATCTCCCTGGTGATCTTGAACAGGCCCGACACGGCGCCCGGCGACACGGTGACCGTGCCGAGGGTCATCGTTCCCTGTGTCGGGTTGACACCCTCCACATGGGTGGCCGTCTCGTTCGAGCTCGAACGGTAGGCCGGGATGTTGAACGGCGTCGCGTCCGAGATGGTGCCGCGGCTGATGCCCTGCACCATGGGCCGGCCCTTGACCAGCTGGGTCACGTACAGGTCGGGCCGGAATCCGGGCGGGATGACCGCCGAGGCGTTGCCCGTGTTGATGGCGAAAACCGGGTCGATCTCCATGGCCTGCCTGGCCAGGTCAGCCGTCTGCTCCTGGAACTTGAGCACCCGGGCGCGCGCCTCGTGGTCGCTCTCGGTACGTGCCTTCCACGCGTCCCTGACGAACGAGTGTCCCTGTCCGTTCATGGTGTAGACCGGGGACTCACGGGTCACCGACGCCCGTCCGGCTGGCACGGTGGGTCGGCCGCCCGGCTGAGGCAGGTTCTCGATCAGCGGCTTCAGGGCCTCGGTCATGCCCGCGGTGATGCCCTGGGTGAGGCCCTCCGCAAACGCCACCGGGTCGAAGCTCGCCGCGGCGTTCTGCGCCTGGATCTGGTACGGAATGCCGTTGTGCAGGACCACCTGGGGTGGCGGCTGCTGGCCGGTGGTGGGAGGAGCGACAGCCGTAGCCACCCCGCCACCCTGGGCCGGGGTGCATGCCACGCCCGGAGCGTGGTTACCCCCACATGCGGAACATGGCATGTTGGTGCTTCCTCTCTGATGTGCTGATGCCGCAACGGAAGTGACCCGTGCGTCGTCGAAAGCGGGTACTGCTGTCAGTGCGACCTTGCGCAGGGTGGCCCGGTAGACGATGGCCGTGTCGGAGTCAGGATCGTACGTGTAGCCATCACCGTCGCCGTCGAACGTGGCCCAGATGGACAGTCCATCGTAGACACCGTCCTCAGCGAGGCTGAGACCCTCATCGCCACGGCCCCCGCGCGCCACGCCGAACTTGGCGATGAGCCCGACGTCCGTGCTCTGGAAGCTCTCACCCTTGCCGAACTCAGTTCCGGTCTGGTGGTCCATGTCCAGCTTGACGCGGCTGTCGTCCGACCAGTGCAGGGAACCCGGCTGGAAGGACCAGCGCATGCCGCGGGAGTAGGCGACCTTGTTCCACGGGATGGCGAGGCCGGTGATCTTGCGGCGCTCTCGCTCCACCTTGAACATGGCCCCGGCCTCAGGGCAGCTGGTGGTGGAGACGTCGAACCGGGCCCCCTCTACCACCGGAGCGGAGAAACCCACCGCTCGTATGGGGGTGCGCATGCTCTGAACCTCCTGAGTGGATGGCTGGGCCGGCACGGCAGGGGCAGGAGGCTTGGGCGCCACGGCCGACGGGATCTCTTCAATATCCGCGATGCGCTTGTCGTCGTAGACGCCGACCTCGCGGCCCACCTTGTAGGTCTCCATGCGGGTCTTGGTGTCGCTGCGCAGGAACCCTTCATAGCGGAACCGCACCTTGCGCCCCGGCTGTGTGACGTCGTCCATGGACAACCGGCCCTCGATGGCCTTGATGTAGGCCTTGAGCGTGAAGTCGATGAGATCCAGGCGCCGAGTCTCCGAGGTGGCGTAGGTGCGACTGGTGGTCGACACGCCCAGTTCCTCAGGGTCGACACCACCGAACCGGGCGATCTGCAACACGATGGCGTCCTGGGCCGTGTTCAGGCCCATCTCCTCGGGTGTCCACTGGATGCGGTTGGGCACCAGGGCGCCGTTGAGGTAGGGCCAGGCACCACGCTGGATCGCGTCGTACCAGTCGTCGACCACCTTCTGGATGTTCGGTGGGTCCTCGGGATCCGAGCCGTCGGGGGACTCTCGGGGGGACAGGAATCCGAGGGGCACGGGGCTCTTCACGTTGCGCGTGATCGCGGCGTCAATGGCCACGGCGTTACGAATGGTTCCCGCGGCGTACTTCAGCAGGCCGGGACACGGGCTGTCGAACCGGACCACCTCACGATCGTCCAGCTTGCGCCAGTGCTTGGACTCCTCGATGAAGCCCCAGACCTCACCGTTTTCGCGTTCCTGGACCTGGCCAGGCGCCAGA